GCTCAGGCCCAGCTTGCGCTCGGGGGGAACGGTGGTGCCCCGGTCAAGGAGAAGGCGTGACGTATCGCGAGGATCTTCCAGCGATCGGAATCTGCTCGATCAGGGAAGGTGCTCTTGCATGTAGGAATGAAGGGCAGCTACTCACCGTCACCAACTTGGAATCGGGAGTGCGGCAACTGAAATATCTCTGTCCGTTCCATGCGACGGAGATCGCGCAATCGACAGAGATGCCGATGCCAGGCGACACCTTTATCGTCGAGGAGCCGGATTCGTGAGCGATCAAGTGTGGATCGTCGGCCTCTACAGATCGGGAAAGATGGGAAGCGTTGTTTGGGATCTTTGCGGCGTCTACACGGATCGCTCAGCTGCGATCGCCGCCATCAAGGCTAACGGTGAGCAGACTCTTTTTCTTTCGCCGATCTGGGCAAATCAGTTCTTCGGCCTGCCCGTCGAAGCGTTCCCGGAAATCGAATGGCCGAACGGCATACCGGAAGAAAGCGTGCCGTGAGCCCCATCCTCCCATTCGATCCGCGCCTCCCGCTCACGAATCGCCACCGCGCGCGCCCGAATTGGAACCGCCCCGATCTGCCGACGCAGCGCCGCAAGCCCGAAGACGCGGCCCTGGCGGCGATCACCTGTCCCCGGTGCTCGATGCGGTACCACACGCGGAACAGGTACACGCCGTCCATCTGTGCCGCCGACAAGCCGCCATACGTCGGCCAGGGGCGCGGCTGCGGCTGGATGCTTGCCGTCGAGCCCGGGCTTGGCGGGATTCTCAAAGCCTCGGCCGTGATGGACGTTAAGGTGGACCCGACGACGGGAAAGCCCGACCAGAAGCTCGCGAGCGAGGCACTGGTCAAGATCATGCAGGATTGGCAAGCCAGAGGCATCGGCAAGTTGGAAGTCGATCGCATGAACGGCCGGGCGAACTTCGTCATCAACCAGGGGCCGAACCGCATGGTGGGCATGTACGACGAGGCCGACGAGCGCCAGCGCCAGGACCTCTTCCGCCAGCTCCGCATGGGTGGCGACGAAAGGAAGTGAACCGATGATCGTACCCGAGGACGGCAACGCCAAGCGCGCGGTGGCGGCAGCCAGGAAGGCGATTGCGGCGAAGAACGCGCGAGACTCCGGGCGGCCCTCCGCCGCAGGCAAGGCGCCGGAGTTCAACATCCGTGTCGATCCCGACCTCGAACGAGAGTGCGTCGTTCTGGCGCTCCAGATGGGGGACGAGCAGTGGGCATCGAAGCCGCTCACGGCGAAGGACGCGACCAAGCTCGGTATCATTCTCATCCAGCAGGCGTTCAATCTGGTCCAGCAGCTCGCCAAGAAGGCGACGCCCCCGATCGCCCTGGTTGATCCGAAGGGGCCGAAGGGGCGCGGAATCCGGTGACGCAGACTTCGGCCTGCCGCGCAAAAGTCGTTCAGGTGATGGAGCTGCCCAACGGCAAGCGCGTATGTCTTCGCTGTTCCCCGGACCACATCGGGAAAATCCCTGGGATCGTGACCGTGGAACCTGGGTTCGAGTGCAGCGCGTGCAAGGAGCATTGGAACGAGAGCGGGCGGAGCAAGTGGGAATACTGGACGGGGACGCGCTGGCGCACATCGCTGTACGGGGTGAGTCCGCCGCCTGTGAGTCGTCGGCGACTGGAAATGATTGACGCGGGAGACTGAATGGCGAAGCGGCTTCGGCGGTGCTGGATCTGTGGTTGGGCGGCACCTGCGGGTGAGAAGATCCAGCTGCCGCGTGACCCCGAGGGCAGCGGCAAGGGGAGTCCCATTTGCCGGTGGTGCTACCTCAACCGCTATGGCAAGTCCTACGAGCCGGTGAGCGGCGAGGATCGGCTACCGCTGCGATGAGTTGCATCGTCGGTATTGTCGAAGAACTCCCCACTTCACTTACAAGACGCGGCGAGGCCCTTCTCGCCGCTGCCGAGTTCTCACCATTCGTCCGCGCACCTTTCCACATCATCAGTGCAGGCGAGTGACGAGGATGCCGGCTACTGACCGCGCTCAAGAACTGGAGTCGCTGCCGCGCCGCCCTGTCGGATTGCAAGGCGTCCTCCGCCGCGCCATCCCGATCGTGTCGCAAGCGCGCCAATGGTCGTCGATCTGCGCATCTTTTGATCGAATAGCGCTGACTGGTGGTCCGCAAGTAGGTAAAACGACGCTGGCCAGCAGCGTTAACGACCGCCCGATTTACCATTCCGATGACTTCAAGCAGTATTCATGGGATGAAGTGCCGTACCGAATGATCGAGGCAGTAGCGAAGGTGCCGAGGTTTCTTATTGAGGGAGTTATGGTGGCTCGCGCGCTGCGAAAGGGTCTCGCTGCCGATTGTCTTGTTGTTCTCCATGAACCATGCGTGGAAAGGAATCGCGGACAGGTTGCCATGAGCAAAGGGATCAACACCATTCTCTGGAGCTTCAAGCTCGGCATTCCAAGGTTTGATTTTAGGGCAAAGATGAATCTCGATGCCATCCAAGCCAGCGACTGACCGCGCCCAAGAGCTTGAGTCGCTACCGCGGCGCGCTCCCGGCTTGCAAGGCGTGTTGCGCAGGGCCATCCCAATCTCCCGCCTTGAAGCCACGATGCGGAAGCGGATCGCGCGCTCGGCCCGCGGCCTCGGGGACCGGCTGGAGCGCAAGTGGCATACGGCCGGCGTCCTCCAGCGTCTCGGGACCGAGGCCGAGCGCTACCGCGAGCGCCAGAGCCAGAAGGGCCCTATCGGCCGCGGGGGCCATCCCCTCGGCCCCAAGCATGTGCGAAAGCTGGATCGGCTGTTCGAGCAGGATGGCGTGCGCTTCTTCGCCGACCTGATCGAGGGCGAGCTCGACACCTGGCGTCTCGACATGCGCGGTATCCTCTCCAACGAGTATGTGGCGGCCTACGACGCCGGGGGCCGTGGGGGCCAGCTCAAGCTCGGCATCCGGCCCAACTTCAAGCTCCGCAACCCGGGCATCATCGAGGCTCTGACCAACCGCGCCAATATGCTCTCCGGGGACTTCTCGGGCGAGATGTTCGACCGCCTCCGCTCGGTCGTAGCCGAGGAATTCTACGTCGGCGGCGCGGGCCCCTTCGAGGTGGCCGAGACGCTACGCGACGAGTTTTCGTTCCTCTCGAAGAGCCGCGCGCGTACCATCGCTCGCACCGAAACCCTGGTGGTCACGGAGACTGCGCAATTCGACCTCTACAAGGCGTCGGGCGTGGGGATGAAACGCTGGTTAACAACTTTAGACGGGAAGGAGCGGCCGGCGCACTTTACGCTTCACGGCCAGCTACGACAGATCGACGAACCGTTCGAGGTAGATGACGAGGACGGCCACCATGAGTTGATGTTCCCTGGCGACGCCGACGCCGATGTAGGGCAGGTCGTAAACTGCATTTTGCCGGGAACGATGGTGTCCGGTCCGATCACGGCAGGACTAAAAGCCTGGTATTCGGGCGAAGCCGTCGAACTGCGGACTCGGCGCGGCCACCGGTTGTCCGTGACGGTCAATCATCCCATACTGACCGATCGCGGTTTCTTGGCAGCGCAATTGATCCACGAAGGCGACTATGTGGTTGGCTATAGAGCACAAATCGGCCGGCTCGCGCCGCGCTGGCACAAGGACAAAGAGCAGGCGCCACGATTTGCCGAAGAGGTATTCAATGCGCTGGCGGCGGGCGGATCCGCGCGCGCGCTTGATCCATCCGCGCTCGATCTCGATGGCGATCAGCTCCGATTCAATGGCAAGGTCCAATTGGTAGGAGCGGCGTCGATCCCAACGATGCGTCGCTGGTCGGACGTTATTAATGCTGTGCCCGCGCGCGAATTGGTATCCGCGATCGCCGAGAATCGAAAGAATCTCGGCTTCGAGCTTCGGTCGCGGACCGCCACGGAAATAAGCCGGACCACCACGGCGGGCGGTCCAGGCTCGGCCGGTCTGGCGCAGAACAGCTTCGCGGTCGGTGCGCAGCGCGCGCCACTTGACGAATTCGGCGGCAGAGCGACCACGTATCTCTACCCCTCGCTCCCGGAAGCGGCGCGCAAGGAACTGTCGGCTGCGGCCCGTTTCGTCGGCCAACTGCTTAAGGCTTCGCCCGGCGAGATAGAGCTGGACGAGGTCGTCGAGATTCGGCGGTTCTGGCATGTTGGCCATGTCTACGATTATACATCCGACTTGGGCTACTTCGCTAGCGACAACATCATAAGCCGGAATTGCCGGTGCAGTTCACAGCCCATCGTGAGCGAGTCGCAGATTCTTTCCGAGGACACCATATGGCGCGGCGATCTCGACCCTGATGAGTTCGCACGCGATCGCCGCAATGCCGCCTAGCGATGGCCGGCCCGTGGTTTCACCGCCGCAACACGGGGCGCAAGCCGAAGCCGCCCGAGGGCGCCGCGAATGAGCCGCCGGCTCCCGATGGTGGGCGCTGGCACGAGGTTCGGTGCTTTCGCTGCCGGCAGTTGCTGTTCCGCGTCAAGAGCTTGGCGGCTTTGCGCCGAGCGCAGCCGCAGACGAAGTGCCCGCGCTGCCGAAACGTGATGACGGCTGGTGGCTAGGCGCTCTCGACGCGCTCGGCCGTCTTGCCGGTGAACTGCTCCCAGCGGCGCACGGCCACGTCGCAATAGCGAGGCTCGATCTCCATCGCGTAGCAGTTGCGACCGAGCATCTCGGCTGCGATCAGTGTGCTTCCTGATCCCAAGAACGGATCAAGGATATCGCCACCGGATGAGCAGGTATCATTGATTGCGCGTGTGGCCAATTCGACGGGCTTTTCTGTCGAGTGCTCGGTCTCCTTTGACCTGGTCACCTTCCATACATCCGACTGCTTGCGATCTCCATACCAAACGGCTCCGCCATTCCCTTTCCACCCATGAAAAATGAGTTCATATTGTGAGTGGTATCCGTGATGCCGCAGGATGAATGAGTCCTTAACCCAAACGATAACCCTCGGACTTCGGCCGAGATGATGGTCCCACAGGCCTAGGTACATGGCGATGTTCTCGCTCCCAACGCAGACAAAGATCCTAGCATCATCTGCGAGGTGCTCGATTGCAACGGCGAAGCCGATCGGGATCACCGCCTGGGAAAGATCGCCACCTATGCTCTTCGCCTTTGTAACGCCACGCCCATGCATTACCCCGTAGGGCGGATCTGTGAACATAAGCTCGGGCAGAATGCTCCCAAGGAGAATCGTTGCATCCTGACGCTTCGTGGCATCGCCACAGAGCAGGCGGTGATTGCCGAGGATCCAGAGGTCGCCAGGCTTCGTGATCGGCTCAGTCGGCGTCTCCGGTACCGCGTCCGGGTCGCCACCATTGGCCCCGTATTCCATCGCGTCAGCATCTGGGATCTCGATCTCGTCGAACCTGAGCCCCGCATAGACATCGTGGGGAAACTCGGTCTTGATCTCGGCGAGCAGCGCTTCGAGTCCCGTCGTAAACGCGCCGCTGATAGCCTGCGAGTTAAGGGCGACGTTCAGCGCCTTCTCCTCGGTCTCGTCGAGATCGACCAGGACGACCGGCGCCTCCTCCATCCCGAGCCGCTTCATGGCTTCGAGCCGCTGATGGCCGCCAACCAAAAAACCGCTGCGCTGGTTCAACACGAGCGGCTCGACCAGGCCCCACTTGGCGATCGACATCTGTAGGCCGGCGAGCGCCTCTGGGCTTATCTCGCGCGGGTTCCAGGGCGCCGGGCGTAGATCCGATATGCGCATCTGCCTGACAACCATCCCGCCGAGGTCGATGTCAGTTGGGGGTGTGGTCGTCCCGTCGATAATGAGTTCGTTCATGGTGTCGGATCTTACCAGAGAAGAAAAAATACTCTTGACCCGCATCGTGCCTCTGTTGTATTCGTGCGCCCGAACCAGCGCGCGGTATCGCGTGCGCTAGCGTAGAGGCTCAGCGAAGCCCGGCTCTTGCCATGGGACGTGCCCCACAGTCACGACCCCCGGCAGGAACAGCCGGGCTTTTTCTTTTGGGCCCCAAATCACGGGGGAGCGATGGCCTGTAACTGCGGATTTGAAGGCTACTTAGCGAATGGCTTGCCATCACATTCCGCCAACATCCACCGGCTTCCCGAGACCTACCGCCGCAAGCAGGGCGAGGGCGAGCAGGGCGGCGACCCTGACGCGGGCCACGTCCACGAGTACACGCTCCCCGACGGTAGCGCCGGCTTCACGGGGCCACCTGTTGCGGCTGGTGGTTCCGATAGCGGCGGGGCCGGCCTTGCCCCCCCGAGCGAAGGTACGGCCCCGTCCGCGCCTGGGGCACTACGGGCGCCTGGAAGTAAGGCCACCGTCGAAACGCCGCCTGTCGCTGACGACCTCGCCCGCGTTCAGGCGGCCCTGGTGGCCGGCCGCGTCGATCTGCTCCCTGCCTCCGGCGCCGAGATCTACGACCGCATGCTCCAGTCGGGCGGGCGGTTCTTCGGCAACGACCCCAAGAAGCGCGACTACATCGAGCGCGTGGCCTGGCGAGCGGTACGGCAGAGCTACGGCCTGGAGGCTGACGCCCCGGGAAGCGATGTTCCACGTGGAACACCATCGCCAGCCTCGATGCCTTCGGCGATGCGCGCCCCGGCCTACGGGCGGAAGTATGTATTGAGCGGCGGCACGGTTCCTCGCCCAGCGGGCGGCGGCTTCGTGATCCAGATTGCCGAGGCCGAGAATCCCGAGGCCGTTCGCCGCGGCGGAGTAGCGCGCGACGGTTGGGAGTACGAGCGGATCGACTCGCTCCCCATCCCGGGCTCGCCCGGGGCGCTCGTCCGCGTGGGAATGGCCCCGAACGCGCGCGTCAATATTCTGGACGTTACCGTGCCCAAGAGCCTTGTCTCCTCCGACGAGTCCGGCGCGGGCGCGATGGAATGGGTCCGCACCCACTGGAAGACGATCGTCAACCTAGCCCACGGCGAGTACTGGCGCGATGGCGTACCCACGGCGAAGCGGCTGGTCAAGTTCGTGACCACGCCAGAGAAAGCCGCCGAGCGGATCGCCTACGGAGCCGTTTACGTGCCGTGGGAAGTCGATCTCCAGGGCCAGTACGCGACCGCCGAGACCGTCCGCAAGATGGCCCACCGCTTCATGGAGCGCCGCGGCGTCCCGAAAGACATGCACGCCGTCCGGCACATGAAGGACGGCGGCCGGCCTTACGAGATCATCGAGAGTTTCGTTTCCCGCGATGGCGACACTCACTTCCCGATCCCTGGGTCGTGGGTGATCGGCGCCAGGTTCCATCCCGACGTGTGGGAGGACGTAAAGCGCGGCGGGCGCCAGGGATATTCGATCGGTGGGCGCTGGGGGCGCTACGCGCTCCTGCCCGCGGTCGTGGCGGAAGCGCTGGAGGCAGCGGCATGAGCGTGCTCCTCATCCCCGAGGACGGAGACCCGCGCCTGATCGAGGAGATGTTCGACGTTGACCTCGACGAGGTATCGATCGTCGATCGGCCCGCAACGGCGCGCAACCTGACGCTGTTCAAGGCACTGGCGAAGGGCGCACCCGAGGGCGTCGACACGGCGACTTACGAGCGCTGCATTCAAGAGGTTATGGCCTCGGGCCAAAGCAAGGAATCCGCCTTCGCCATCTGTACGGCGGGAGGCGCGGGAGAGGGAAAGACAATGCCGACGATAACCGTCAAGCAGGACGAAATGGTGCCCGGCGGCATGCCGGGCGACGTGCCCGTGCCCGAGGCCCCTGAACTCGACACGGCCGCCGTCGTCGAGATCCCGGCCACGCCCAAGACCTGGCCATTCGCCAAGTGCATCGAGGCGGGGATGGGGATGGGCTTGGCGCAGGACGAATCGATCGCCGTCTGCCAGCTGATTAATCAGAAGTACGGCGACCCTTCTGACCCCGACACGATCCTCGTCCCCGACGGACTCAAGCCCGAGGGGCTGTTCGCGACTGTGGCCGTCGACGGCGGGATGGCCAAGCCCGAGGGCATGGCTGCGGCCGAGGATTCGGGCGACGAGAAGGCGGCGAAGTTCATGGCGGCCCTCGCCTCGGTACCCAAGGGCTACAAGTTCACGCCGAGCAAGAAGGACGGGCCGCGCGGCGGCCACTGGCTCGGCACGTTCAAGCGTTTCCTGGGGCTCGATCGACCTCCGAGCGAAGCCGAAGTGGAGCGCCAGAAGATGGAAAGGCAGGTGAGTGAATTGAGCCAGGCTCAGATGAAAACGACCGCCGACCTGCGGGCCATCGTCGGCACGCAGCAGCGGATGATCGAAGCGTTCCTCCAGACCCAGGGCTTCCCGATCCAGCCGGTGCCGGCCGCGGCCCTGGAAGGTGCCATTGCGGGGGATCCCCCGGTAGCGACCCCTACGATGCCCACGGCCCCGGAGCCAGCACCCGTTGGTGATCCGGTGAAGTCGGTTCCGGCTACGGCTCCCGCGCCCGCCGGCCAGAAGGCGACGCTCGAAGACCTGGCCGCGCGCCTCGAAGCGCTCGAAGTCGAGAACGCCGAGCTCCGAGGCCTGCTCGAATCGCCCGAGGCGGTTGCCCTCGAAGCAGCGGCGGCCCTCGCCCCGGCTGTCTCGGCGGCTCCGGCCCCGAAGTTCGCGCCGCGGCGCGCTGGCGTCGATCCGACTATCCCCGGGCAGAAGCGCATGGGGCCGGCGGAAAGCGAGATGGTCTATTCAACCATCTGCGGCGCCCCGATCCCGCGCGCGGATCGCGACGCCTTCTTGCCGTCCAGCTCGCGGGGGAGGTAAGAACCCGCGATGCGCCACATGATCAGCTCCCAATACCGGGAGCAAGCCAAGGAAGTCTCCTACTCGGGGGACTTCCGGATGTCGGGCGGCGACCAGAAGCTGGCGCGCGACCCGGCAATCCTCACCTTCCTGGCCCGCGCCTACGCCGAGGAGCGTAACGGCCGGCGGCCGTGGCCCATGTTCCTCACCAAGCAGCTCGGGGACTTCCTCACGGCGGCTGGTGTCGACATTGGGGCGGCAGTGAAGGCCGACGAGAACGCGATGGAGATCCCGGCCGAACTCACCGAGATGGAAGTCTGCATGAACAAGATGCACGGGGCGTCATTCCTGGCACATCCTGCGGGGCAGGCGTGCTTGGCGCTCCGGCGGCGTAGTCAGATGTCCACAGCGGGCCGCGCCCCGGCGGCCGAACCGCGGAGGTAACCAAGCAGTGCCAGTCACCTCACGGGCGCAGACCTTGCTGGGGCAAACCAAGACTCAGCTCGGTGGGCGCCTGACCAAGAATCAGCAGCTCAAGTTCTTCCTCACGACCTCGGCCCCGGCCTTGATCCAGCCCGAAGAGGCCGACCGTTTCATCGACTATGTGGTCGATGAGTCGCACCTTTTCAAGCTCGCGGCCGTCGAGCGGATGGAGACGAACGAAAAGGACATCCGCTTCGTCGACATCTCGGGCGGGATCCTGCGCCAGATGGCTTGCGGCTCGGGCGCGGGCCAGGCTCAGACCCACAACGCCACCGGGTCGGTCGATATCTCGAACACCAACAAGTGCCTCCGCACGGTGTCACTCGACGCCAAGGTGTTCCTGTGCGACACCGACCTGGAGGACAACATCACCGGCGCCCAATTCGAGACGCAGGTGATGCGGATGATCGCCGACCAGTCGGCGAACGAGTTGGAGATCTGGGCGCAGATGGCCAACGCGGCGGGACCCGTGTACAACCACCCGGATGTGGACAACACGGTGATGCACCTACGCGACGGCTGGTATCGGCAGCTCCAGTTCGGGAACATCCTCAACGGCGGGCTCATCTCGGGCGACGCCGACCGCACGATGAGCTACCGGAAGCTGCGCTGTCTCCTCCGGGCACTCCCGACGAAGTACCGCACCAATCCTGCGGCGCTTCGGATCTTCATGGCGTCGGACATCTGGTACGACTTCGCCGAGCTCCAGCAGAACCGCGAGACCCCGGGCGGGGACGAGGCTCTGGCCCGCGAGCCGTATTCGACCTTCATGCTCACGCCGATCGACCCCGTCCCGTTGCTCCCGACCGATATCTCGGTGTGCGGCTGCGGCTCGGTACCGGGGGGCGGCGGGTCGTACATGTTCGCGACCGAGCCCAAGAACCTGGTGCTCGGGATCGAGCGGAATATGACCTTCGAGCGCGAGCGGTGGGGAACGAACCACCTGACGTGGCTCATCTGGACGATCCGCGTCGATACGCTGGTGCTCAACGAGGACGCAACGTCGCTCATGGACTGCATGCAGCTGAGCGAGTGCGCTACGGGTGTCTGTGCCCCGACAGCTCTCGACGGCAAGTGCAGTTCCTGCCTCGACCTGGGTAGCGGCGGAGAGCCGGCCTAACGGCGAGGAGTAGAGGAACCTGATACCTCCTGGAAAGGGATGGAGGCCGGGCGAATAAAACCCGCGTCTGGTCTCCATCCCGAACCGGGCTTTCGGATCGAGTAAGCCTTCCGGCCGGGGCGCCATCCCGAGCTACCGGCCAACGCCGCTTCGGACAAGAGAAAGGGGCCAAGGGACGTGCCGCGCGTCGTTCTAACCCGCGCCCTCACCTACCGGCATGCGACGACCGGCTTCCGCCGTGGCATGCCCGTCGATGTTGACGAGGGGACCTATCACACCCTGATGCGGTCGGGGTACTTCCGCGACCCCCAGCAGGACATCGACTTCATCGCCCCGGTGCGCCTCAGGGCGGTTGGCTCGGGGCGGGAGATCCCTGTGATCCGCGACGTCGGCATGGGCGACGTCCTGATGATCTCGATCCCGCTCCGCGAGATGGCGCGCCAGTATCCCAACCTCAAGCTCGTCTACGCCGTGGCGACGCAATTCGTCCCCCTCTTCCGCGACTGCTCATTCCTGCACAACGTGGTCGGTATCCCAGACTTGCATGGCAACTGGCCTTACGGGATCGATCTCCGCGGCTATGGCGAAAGAGCGCCGGGCAACACCGTCGAGAACCGGGTTGAGATCTACATGCGCTACCTCACCGGGAAGAGTGCCGTGACTGACCCGGACTTCCCGCTCTATCCCCGCCCCGAGGAAGCCGAGCGCGGTCGCTCCCTGGCGAAGGCCGGGGCGAGTCGGCCAATCCTGATGCACTGCGTGGCGGCGTCGGTGGGGAACCGCACCTGGCCGTGGGGCCATGTCGAGCGGCTGGCCGAGATCGCCGCCGACGCCGGGTGGCAAACGGTGCTGGTCGATTCGCATCAGCGCACCACGACGTCGCGCCTGGAGGCGCTCGGCGCTCGGGTGACGAATCTTACGGGCCTCACGTCGGTGCCGGATCTTATGTGTCTCGTTGCCGGGGCGGCGGTCGTGGTGGCGCCTGATACGGGAGTCACACATCTCGGCGAGGCGATGAAGCGCCCCACCGTGACCTACTTCACCACGGTGCCCCCGATCCAACGCCTCAAGCACTACCGCTACACGCGCGCCTTATGGGCGCGGGAGCTGGATTGCTTGGGCTGCATCCATACGCCGACCTGCGGCGAGCCCGACCCGAAGCCATGCGCCCGCTTGATCACAGCC